GTCCATAGCATTTACAAGATCCGGCTGTATTTCTTGATCAACCTCCAATAAGTATACATACATCAATCCTTTGACTTTTTTTCCGTCTCTTGTGTGTCTTGGGATAAGACCAATGAACTTGAGGTCGAGGTCATCGATATCAACTGCTGTTTCTTCAAAAAACTCACGTCTTGCACCTTCTTGAGTTGATTCACCTTCCTCGAGTTTACCTCCAGGAATTGACCACATTCCAGGGAAGGACCCCAAGTTATTTCTTTTACATAGGAGAATCTTATCTCCACATTTAACCATTACTCCTGTGTATGTTTTTCTATCCATAGTATTTATAAATATGAAGGTAAAGATAGGGGAAAATATTTTTAATGTCAAAACTTTAGTTAAACCTAAAGATCAAAAAATTGGTATGATGAGAAGACGTTTTGATAATACGTTTAACGGAATGCTTTTTTTGATGGGTGGTGATGATCAATGTTTTTGGATGAAAAATTGTATCATACCTTTGGATATACTTATGATTAGAAATAATGTTATTGTAAACATCCACCACAACTGTGATCCATGTCAAGGTAATGATTGTCCTTCTTATTGTGGCAATGGAAATATTGTATTAGAATTGGAAGGTGGTACTTGTGAAGAGTTAGATATTGAACCCGGTGATTCTGTGGAATATATTTTGAATTAGGCTTGAAAACTCTTGATGAAGAATTTACTCTTATTGAATTTTTTGTAAACAAACGATGGTTTTTCTGGTATACCATATCCAAACCCTATGTCTAAAGTTGTTCCGACTTTAATATCTGTAATCCCTCCAGCATTTGCAACATCAACCGCATATGTTGCACAGTTTGAATCACCACCCCCAACAATATCAAGAAAATTGTACTTTCTTGGTTTAGCAGCCTCACTCATAGCCATTTTTTCATTAGGTAATGAAAGAAGACTCACTAACATATCAAGTTTAGGTCCGTCTCGATAAGTTTTAGTTTTACATAGTTTGGCAACTTCTTCGGGATTTATTAAAGACTTTTTTGCATCAAACTTAGCGATTCTACCCATTGAAGTTTGTAAAACTTTACCGACACCTTTGTCATCATAAGGACCGAATTCAAAAAGATTAACATTACCGTCTTTGTTGATAATGATACATCCCCCATGTCCTGTTGCATATATCTTTATTTGTTTACCCTTTTGTTCATTAATACCTAACATGTCTTCAATCCACTCGGCATCTCTACCTACTTTCTGTAAAATACGGGTTAAGAATGAATCTTCCACACTTGGTCTGTACTTAGGAAATGCAAAAAACATAAAATAACCACTATCCGATGAAGTTAGTTTTGGTGTAGTGGTTGTTATTGGTATTCCTTTTAATTGTTGCTCCGTAATTTCAGTTTCTTGCTCTGATTGTGAAATTTTTTCTTTCAAAACTTTTTGAAATTCTGATGCAATCATTTTGGTAAACTTAACGTAAGGAGCATCATCCTTCTCTGGATCGTATCTATATTGACCTTGTGGTGGTCTTTTAGATCTTCCTAAGTAATTCAAACCTGATATGTTAGTAATACACTTGTGTCCACCTGAATTTGCTTGAATCAAATCCCAAGCATTAATTCCTATTTGATCTAACATTTGTCTGTGTTCTTCAGATAAGTCTTTGAATGGTGTTTCCATCATTTCTTTTATATGGTTCAGGAGTTGTTCTCCGTTGTCCATATACATAAACTTCTCACCGTATAAAGCATCGAAATCCTTAAATGTAAATCCAACACTCTCAGGTCCTACCGCAGTCTCACTAACCCATTTTATCGTTGATAATGGTATTGTTTTAGTTTTTAACTGACCTTCCCATTTACTTAATACTTCTTGCGCAATTTCCCCCAAATTAACCCCTTTGAGTTTTCTTTCTTTTTTGAATGGATTACAAGATGCTTGAACAAGTCCCATCGGCCACGCCATAATGAGAAAGTCTGCCTCAGGATTATTTCTGAATGGGGTATACCTGTCATAAGATCCAGGCTTGTACATACTACCTCCACCGTATTGGAATATAATGTTGTCCGACACTGTCGGAAAGTCCTTCATTTGTTGTGCGTAATCTTCTGCATTTTTTTGTAATTCTTCAGGATTTGCTGCATTGTTGTTTTTCATCCACTCTTTAATGTTATTCAAAATTGATAACAAAGATGGTTCTGAATTTAAAACAAGCGACTCAAGAAATCCTGGTTTGTTTTTAAAGGCTAATAATAATTTGTTAATAACCAACCCTAATAACATTTTGTTCTTTTGTAATGATTTTTCTTTGTCAACTCTGAATAGGTAATTGACAACGTCTGTTGGGCTAAGGTCGTACTTGGCGAAATCTGCAGAGTCTACTGTACTAATCAACAAGACATCTGAAGTTGGAAATATATCTTTTGGTGAAACTACTTGGGAGATTGTTTCTACATTTGATCTTGAAGATCTAAACGAGGTAGATTTTGTGTCCTGAGCCCCGGCTTGTCTATCATGGTGGTCTGTGTGAATCACAAACATTGGTTTACCGTGAGCGAAGTCAACAAGAACTGGCATTGTATCACCTGATGCATCGTTCTTTTTAACTGCAAATTCTTTTTCACCATATTGAATTACCTGTGCACCAACAACGTCAATACCATTATCTTCAAGGTACTCCTTCATTGCAATTGCTGTTGTAACCCCATCAAGGTCTTGATGGAAATAGATTTCGGCTTTGGGGTATCTTTTCCTCAAAGCCGAAATATCTCTTAAACCCGTCTCTGTTATTAATTTTTTACGCACGATTTACAAACATTTCTAATCTTCCTTTGTCATTCACAAAAACATCCACACCTTGGAAATACTTTCCCTTGTCCAAAGGTGAGACACTACCCATACTTATTTTGTCTCCTTTTTTCATTTCAATAATTGTTGAAGGAGAAAGTTTTGTTCCTTTTGAAATAATTTTACCTTCAGTCTTAGGTGTTCCTTCTACCAAGAATACTTTATAATCCCTTTTTTTTGCTTCAGGAAAATCACATATCGCTTTTCCTATAGAACCTTTAACACCCATCGATGTTTGTTCTTGAATAACTTTCTTTACAATATTTTTTAAATCAGACTCAGTAAGTCTTATAACTTTCTTTCCCATATATTAACTTTTCAGTGTTAGTAAGTATTTTAATTTATTTACCTGTTGTAACATCTCGTCTCTTAAATTGAGTAAGTCTGTATCATATCTACCATCTAGTTGATCTGTCATTGATACTAAAAATTCAACAATACCATCTACAAAATTTTGAAGATTTATTGACTTGATGTCTTGGAATGCAATGACAAACTCTTCAGGAAAACTAGGTCTTCCATATTTTCCCATCATAGCTTCAACAAATGCATCTATATGGTCTCCAAAAGAATCATATATGTCACCGTACGATCTGTGTTTGGCATCTCCGTATGTTTGCCAATGTAAAAACCTAAATTGGTTTTGTATCTGAATTAATTTTAAAACTATTTCTTCTTTCATATTATCTTGGACTTAAACTTGTTTGTATTAACCATGACAAAGGATCAAGTGTTGGTTTTGCACTTGGTTGTGATGCTGGTTGTGTTGCTGGTTGTGTTGGTACCGCTTGTGAAGATCCACTTTGTCTATTTAAGAAGGCTTGTGCTTCTGCTTCAGAACCAAAATCTTCTTGTACGTATTGTTGAGCTTCGGGTGTGTTGTTATAATCCGCAATACTTTGTTCGAATTTAGAATCACCTAATTGTTTTTGTAATTCGTCAGGTCCAACAAAATTAGCTATACCTAAAAAATCAAGAAGACCTAAATACCATTTTGTCTTTCTCATTAAAGCCCTTACACTTCTATTTCTTCCCATCAATTGTGGCATACCACCCCAAAATGTTTTCCAAGAAAGTAACTTATTACCTGTTCTATATCCTGAAAACATACTAGGTGTACTCTTTGACAAATTAATTAATTCTTCTAATTTCTTAATCTGATCTATTTTACTTAATCTTATAACTGCACCTGAACCCGCCTTTATTCCTTTAAATTGGGGTGCTAAATCAGCAGCTTTAGTTCTAATCGCTGTACCTCTACCCGCACCTTTGAATAATTGAATCCATTCTAAAATTGTATTTTTAAACCCTTTAAGTGGTCCTGCCGGCATAGCCTTAATAAGTTCTTCTAATTTTCCAGAAATCTTTGTCATACCTTTAACGAAAGTACCTATGATACCTCCTGAAGCAGACAATTTAGCTAATTCTTCAGCAGCATCTTTAGCTTTACCCGCCTTAGACAATTTCATTATACCATTTAGCGCTTTAGCTGATGGTTTTCCAAGTTTGAGTGCATACATTACAGGTTTTGCAACCACGTCACCCGCATAAGGTATTGCGGCAACCATTGAAAGGAATCCGAAAAGATACTCTCCTTGAGTTAAATAAATCACCCCATTGAGTGCATCAGCAATTCCTGTTGGGTCTATCCATCCTACGACATCTAATACCGTATTATACCACTTTTCGTTAAGGGTATTTGATTTTTCTTTGTTAATTACCTCTTGGATCTTTTTTTTCTTTTCAGGATATAAAACCTTCATGTATTCTAAAACGAAGATTCTTTCCTCCTTCGATGCCTGTTTCCACTTTGTTTTCAATGACTCGATAAGTTTTTCATTTTTCAACTCCTCACTTATTCTGTCAAATTGTTTTTGACTTAATACTATATTTGGCATTTAAACATTTTCTTAATAAATATCCAAACTAATAAAAAAAGGGTTCCTAAGAACCCTTTTCAAAATCTAATTCAGTTTGTTTCTTTTTATCAACAAACCCTTGTACTCTTTTTCTACCTATTTCGGCATAGTTTTCTGATAATTCAATACCAACCCATCTTCTGTCCAATATTTCTGCAGCGACACAAGTTGTAGCTGAACCTGCGAACGGATCCATAATCAAATCATTTCTGTACGAAAGTATTTTGATGGCTTTAGTCGGTATATCCATTGAGAACGTAGCCTTTGTCATTGATTTAGTGTCAGCAAAATAATTCCATTGTCCGTATACCAAGTCAATAAATTCCTTCTTTTGTTCTTCAGTATAGGTTTTCTTTTCCTTACCACCTTCTTGTTCAACCATAGTTGCTGTCCATTCAGGATCACCCTTAACTTTTTTAATATGATGTTTTTTGTACGCTAATATGATACACTCTTTTGGATTGTAGATATATGGTGCAGATGGTGACATCCAAGAACCCCAAGCAGTTGTTTTGCTTCTGTGAGGTGACTGTTCTTCCAAGTCAACAATACCATAAAAACCAAACCCAATACTTTTCATGATGTTCCAAAGTTCTGCCGCCATGAAAATTCTACCACCTTTATCCTGTCGATTTATTTCGTAAGGGATATTCAAAGCAATCCTACCATCATCTTTCAAAACTCTGTAAGCCTCTCTCAACCAATTATTGGAGAATACTTTATATTGATCAAACTCTAAATCATCTTCAAAGGTATCATAGTCAATCCCAACACCATACGGTGGTGAAGTAACAATGAGATCTACAGATTTCTCTGGCATCTCAGACATAATTTTAATACAATCACCAATTATTATGGTATTAACAATTTCTTCTATTTTCATAATTTTATTTTACTATTACTACATCTCCTTTCCAAATTACTTCATTAGCCAAACAACTCACATGATGTTTATCAACTTGTTCCGCCCTTATAGTATCCCAAACTTTATCTCGAGTTGTATGAACAGGTATTTCAAAAATAATGTTTGAGCAAAGGTGTTCCATGTCATCAACTATGATTCTCCAAAACATGTGATTATCATCACACAAGGTATTCCATCTCACTTTAACATCTATCATAATTTTCCCTCTTGTTTTAATTGTTCCCTAATTTTAGTTGCAGATATTTCACTGACTTCTTGTGGTGGTATGTGTTCAATGATATCATAACCCACACCTCGTCCGAAGTTTACTGATTCTATATCAGGGATTTTGATAATTTCAACTCTTCCCTCACTAATTAAATCCAACAATTCAACAACTATATTTGAATGTACTTGTTCGGTAGTAAATGGATTTTTCTCGTCAGGTTGAACATCTCTAATACAAATTAAAACATTTTTACCCTCATTAAGTCTTTGGTCAATCAACCATCTGTGACCTTTGTGCCAAGGTTGCCATCTACCAATAAACATCGAATATTGTTTCCCCGTACTATTCTTCAGTTTTGGGTCTCCTTCTACGTGAATCTTTTTCATTAAAAAATTAATTTTTCTCTTATTTCCTGAAGACTTTCGAATTCAGGTTTATTTGTTGTGTCGATATCTATGAAGTTCTCCAAAGGTGGTTCATAGTTTTGAACGTGATAATTTTCTCTACCTCTGACATCTTTCGTGTGAATATAAAGTTCAACTATACCGTCTCCCAACTTTTCTTTGAAAGATTCTCTTTGATCTCTATAAGGTGATACTAATGAAACTAAAACATTATTTCCTTTATTATGCAGGAAATGAGCTATGTTTTGAGCTAATTCAATGTTCTTTCTTCTGCCCGCTTCACTATAATCTTTGTTATCAAAGATTTCTCTGATATCATCACCGTCAACTAATATTGCACTTCCTTGTAATGCCGAAATCATCCAATTTGCCAATGTGGTTTTACCTGCACCTGGTTGACCTGTTAACCAATAAATCATTTTTCTAAGTTTTTTATTTTTCTATCCAAATAAAAGGCGGCCTTCTTGAGGTCTTCAATTTCTTTGGTTTTATCTTTCTTACCCGCTCTTGCAACATACTTAACCACGTTGAACAAATACGCGTCTTGATCCAATTCCCAAGCTTCACAAACCTTAATAACTTCATAAGGATTGTCCGCCCCTCCATAATGTTGAGGGCCGTTTACCATATCTTTTGATTCTGTCATTTTTTAAAATGAGGTTTTAGATGTGTCTTTTATTTCACTATGATTATAAGGATAAGTTCCTAATTGTTTCTTATAATATTCCATCTCAAGACTATCTTTTAAACGTTGAATTCTTTGAATTTCTTTTTTGTCCTCAACATCCCTATTAGGTGTTAATGAAATGTATATGAGTAAAATTATTATAGTGAAAAAGAATCCAATTTCTTTTATATTTTCTTTAATGTTCTTCATTTTTATTCCCCCATTTTTTCTCCATGTACTCGATGTATCGATCTGTTTTATTCCCATTGTATAGAAAATATACAAAGTAATAATCAATAATCCAGTCCAATTTTTTTAATAATCGTTTCATTTCCTCTCACTAAAAATTATTGAAAATATTTTTCAATTGCCTCCAATTTATCGTCAGCATCCACCAACATTTGTAACGCTTCTTCAGCATTTTTATAGAAGTCACCTGTTGAGTGATCTCCGATACCTACCGCATTATCACCTAATAATTCTAAAGTTAATAACGCTTTCGCTTTTTCAGCTTCAGCAGAAGCTTTAAGCATTTCTTTCAATTTTGATTTGATATTTCCCATTATTGTTTGTTTTTATGTTTTTCAGATCTTTCACCTTTTTTATACGCTTTCTTTTCAAGTTGTTCCTGACTTGTTTCTGAGTTAGTTACCACTTGATTTTCTTTTGGTCTTCTTGTGGTTTTTTTCCACTCTGTTTTGGAAACGTACTTCCAACTTGACCCTACCATGTTGATTGCGGTTTTGTCATCAACTCTTTTGATGTCACCGACTTGGACATCTTTGTTTGCTCTAATTGCTTGAATACACTTCATAGTTTACCTCCATGTTTTAATTTAATTTCCAATTGTCATATGGTATCATAGACTTTGGATGATAATGAAAAAAAGTTTCGTGAATAAAAGTATAAGGGTTTTCTTGTTTAGTATCAAGATACGCCCCCCAAAATGACAATGTTGAGTTTGATAAAATGTGTTTGTCACACTTTGCCATCATAAACATTGATATGTGTGGATCTTCGTCAACAAATATGATATCACTCTTGGGAATATCTAACTGATCGAGTAAAGTATTTGACTTTTCCTGATTGTCAGTGAAAACCAATATCTTATGTCCCCATCTTTCTCTGTTCAAGGTTTCCAAATACCATTCCATCGGTGGTATAACAGGTTGAATAAAATCATTGTCATTACCCATCCTAAGATGAAGTGATATTGTTTTGTCTTGGAATAAATGAGAGTAATTGAAGTTAATATATTCCTTTATCCCCGAGTTCATTTCGAATTTCTCAAGGAGATATTCTCTGTTATGATGCCAGTATTGGTGGTTGAAGAAATACCCTTGAATTAGAAATGGTGTTTCGGTTATTGTTTCAATTGGAACGTACTCACCCCCTTGTCCTGTATCATATCCCCACGCTAAAGATTGATTGAAATCCCAAATGAATGCTGGTGGTCTTCCGTAGAACCACGGTAGTTTTGGGAATATATCTCCCATACTCACACCTCTATCTTTCATTTGATGTCCACCCCACGGATCGAAATGATGATTCCTTGTAGGTGTTTGAGTTACCTTCGAGAACAAAGAATATTCTGACTGATGTGTTAACCAGTAACCCAAGACAGAATCAATATCTTTATCTCTAGCATACGAAAGAAGGGCGGCCATTTGAAACATTACATTTCCAAGACCACCCATCAAAACTACAGATCCTGTATTATTCGTTATTTGCGGTAACAACTCTTTCGATTCCATACTTATTGGCAATTTGGTCATCTGTTAATCCTTCTAAAAACATCTCATAGATGTTTGAACTTTCTTCGTCCAAGAAGGTAAGTGAATCACTTTTCCCATACAATTGTTTGAGACTATTGTTTGCCAATGCGTGAAAGCATCTTTCTTTGTCTAACCATCTTTGATTGAATCCCATAATACAAATGTACTAAATTTGGATTAATCTTCCAAATCTCTAAGTTTTTTGAAATTGACCACCTGAAAAATGTAAGCCATGAGTGCTCTCTTCATCATTGGAATGAAGGTCTCTTCGTAAGGAAACTCTTGTGTGGTTCTTGATTCAAATATTGGTACTTCTCTATAAAAGTCCGTAAGATTCCAAGTTGAGTGATCATCTAAAATTTGACTAAATGTTTTTTCATCTGTGTTTGCAGAATAAATTAAATTCAAATGGGTTTTGTTAAGATAATCTTCGGGTTCATCCTTTTTGATTTCATACTCCCAGACAAAAAGTTTGTCGTCTTCTTTTCTTCTGAAATAAACATACCCTCTCCCATCTTCTAATCTATCCTTATTTCTTTTAACATGAACTGATATTGCATCCTGAGCTATAGTCCAAATTGATTTTGCAACACTAAAAGCCTCATAAATTTTCTGACCCGAATATTTGATAGTTTTGTTAACTTGTTCTTGTTGTTCTTTGTCTAATACTGGCGGTTTTTTCGGAAAAAGTTCTTTGAATAATATTTCATCGTCAGGTGCACTAAACTTTTTCTTGGTTAACAACATTGTGTTTTCCTTATTGATTGATTGTAAATTGGCAAGATGCAATGATAACTCCACAAAGTCAGGATATATTTTGAGATCATCAAAATTCTTATCACATTTTTGTAGGTACGCCAAAAGGGTATACTTCTTATACTCGAAATCCAAAGGTTCCTTGTATATCCATTCCGGGTCTAATTTGAAACTACTTTTTTTTGTTCTTGCAGCCATGAGAAAAATATAACGTTAGTTCATTATTAATCAATTCTGAAAACATAGTATTGTTCACCCATCACTCTGAATATTTCATAAGATCCGTCATATGGACTTAATTGTCCATAACCATCTGCGTCAATTACCGCCTGAATAAATTCATCTTTATCAACGAAATCCTCGGCATTTAATCCGTACTCATCCATGTAATATTGAGGATTTTTTCTTACTTCGTCTACGAGGTCATCTATCTTGTCGTTAATTAAATCTTCAGGGAAATCTCCTTCGGGATTTTCCTCAATTTCTACAATCTCCTCATCTAATTCCGTAATAGAATCTCTTAGGGAATCTATTTTTTCCTCTATGTTATCATATTCTTCACTATCTTCATCCAATTCTGATTGATACGCCTCTAATTGTTCAATCGTAATTTCTAATTTTGCCATCTTTTGTTTGTTAAACTTAATTTGATCCACTTGTTTTTTGTCTAACATTCTTTCATCATCATTGAAATAAGAATCAGGATTTTCATAAACATCATATTCGTAGTTATCTCTTGAATGTTCTGCAACCGCATCTTCATCAATATGATTTCTCCAAAAGGACTCATTGAATCCTGTAATTCCTATATCATCAATTAAAGAATCCACATACTCTCTCATTGCTTCTTCAACTTCACCTTCATATCCAACCGCAAATGTTTGTCCATTGAAATCAGGATGAATTACTTCGAATTTAGCAAGGCCATAATGCTCATAGGTTTCAGGAATAATGTAATATACATCAATCATTTCCAAAATCTCATCCCTCTCTTCTTCCAATTCATTGATTTGATCCAAGATATCCGATCTAACTTCGTCATCTTGTTCATACTCAAGATTCAATCTGTCTATTTCTGTATTGATTTCCAATAATCTTTCTTCTTGTTCTCTATCTCTAACAGTTGCACCCTCATTTTCCAAATAATTCAAAACAGCCCAAGCCATTTTACCTTCCTCATCGATATCATTGGTTAACGCCCATTCTTGCTCCACTCTCCTATCATCCGCGTCAGTCATTTTTGCATTTAATATTCTTTGAATTTCAATCTTTCTTAATCTTTCTGCTTCTTTCTTTTTTTGTAATTTCTCTTCTTCCACTTTAAGCTGTTCAGAATATTCTGATGATAGGTAGTTTTTGATTTTCTCTGATATTATTTTGAATTCGGGTTGTTGAAATAGGACTGATGTGTGAATTACTTTGTCGGTTGCATCATAATAACTTTCGTCACCATTAAATCTTTTAAATAATCCGATTTTGTAATTGGGGTCTGATGTTGGTAAAGTTTTGTCTATAATATAAAATAACTTTCCCTCTACATTATATCTATTGAAAGTTTCTGAAGCTTCTCTACCTGATGTACACCACTTAGTACCTTGACCATAATAACAAGAAGATTCATGACTAAGTGGATTAACGACCATATATCTCGGAGATTCATAAACCACATTTGCCCCGTTAACCTTTTTTACATTTCTTCTTTGTCTCAATGCATATTTGTCCAATTCTGTTTTTAAATCATCAACATCTTGATATTGGAAAATATCAGTTCTTTTAAGATTACTACCAAACTTATTGAAATAATCCAAAAGATTTTTTATCATCTCAAAATTTGTGTCAAAACTAACTTGATCCAATACTCTTCCTATCCACCCATAAAATTTAGATGGAATTTCTCCAATTATTTTTTCTTTTTGATCTTGCGTAAACTTTCTTCCGAAGTTTTTTTCAAAATCAGTAATCCTTGATTCTCCTAAAATTATTTTCTCCGACATCAAATCTTTATTTGATAAATATTGAATGAGTATTATATTTCAACTTGAAACATATTTATAAACATAAACAAACTTAAATAATAATCACCATGGGATGCGGATGTAAAAATAAAGGACAAAATGCAACACCTCAAACTCAACAAGAGATTCAACAAGCTAAGGTACAATACACTAAGCAAGTGAATGAGGACGTGAAATCAGCCATCAAAAAAACGATCGAAAAGTATTACAATCAAAACAAAACCAAGTAAGGGAAATATGAGAATGGCTCGATTGTAGAAGGGAAGAAAAATTCTTCCCTTTTTTTGTATTTATATGTTATGGATGTACAGGAATTAATCGATAGTTTTAATAATGGTGAGTTTGAAGATTACTTGAAACACTTTGGTGATTACGAAACATTCTTCAAATTTTTGGACAGAAGAGGTTTACTTGGTGATCTTGACCCAACAGATGATGGATCAGGCGATTGGGCAAACAGTCTTATGTTATTTTTTGCAAAATCTTATCCTGAGAAATTTAGACATTGGCTTCAACGACAGTTAAATGATATTGAATACATAGATGGAGTTCCTTATATCGTTTGTGATAAAGAAGATTTGGCTATTTTATTCTGTACGGGAGGTAGAAATGATGTAACTAGAGAAACCATTGAAGGTGTATTGAAAGGTGATGGAGATTTATGGGATAGATACTGGGACACAACAGATGATGTCTACAAAGATGTTATTGAAGAGTTGACACCAGAGAATCTTAAAACTCTTGCCAAGTATATTGTCGAAAAACTAAAGGGTGAGAAATTATCACCTGATACTGAAGAATTAGAAATTATTGCTGTTAGTCAAGATCACCCTGGATATGTGGAAGTCACTGATGAAAACATCATGAGAATTCTTAATGATCGAGAAACTATGACTGAATTACTCAATGATTCTTTAACTGATCTTAGAAATACTCTATTTTCTATCCATAGCAGTGCATATAATTCAGCTTACGAGTCAATGGTTTATAGAAAGATTAATGGTGAACTAGAAACATTTTTTGATATGGAAAAGTCGAATTGGAGTCAAATTCCCCATCCATATAAAAAGAATACATTTATAGAAAAATGGAAAGCCCCAATCAATAATTTTGATTCTTATATTATAAACTATTTGGAAAACAACAAAAACTACGGATCAACATCAACTTTAGAATATCATGGAAGTTATTTAGGTGTTCTTGATGATCTGACAAATGATAATGTCGATTGTTTGAGTGCAAACATAGATGACTATCCAGATTTCAGAGAAGTTGATAACAACATAAATGATTATTTTAAAGAAGAATTTTAATGGGATTTAGAGACGGTTTAAACGAAGCATCGAGGGAAATGATATACAAGAAACCCCCAAGGAATATTAGGTCTATTTTGGACCAAATAAAACTATTTGAGGTATATCCAAAGATTTTTGCCGTTGTAATCAAAGATGATAAGTTGAGATCGAGAGTGTTTCTTCGTTATCAAGAGTTTTATGAATCAGATTCTGATTCATTCAGAGGTAAGTCGTTCAAGTGGAATGATTACATCAAATTTTATAAAGAGAAAACCAAAAGAGATTATTTCTCTTATCATGAAGATTATGCAGGATATAATGTTCCTTGTGATACAATCGAAGCATGTAAAGCCAAAATACCTGACTTAAACATATATGATATGATTATGTTCAGTGTTACTGATACTATCAAGAAACTTGTTGGTGACTCCCCTTACTATCTTATCGGAATCGACCAAGACAATGGTGATGACCCTTCTTTAATATTCCATGAAGTTGCTCACGGTCTTTGGTTCTCTGATCCTGATTACAAAAACAAAATGACCGAACAGATTAATAACATGGATCCAAAGGTTAAAGATAAGATGATTGACAAAATTAAAGCATATGGTTACGGTGATAATGTTTATATGGATGAACTTCAAGCTTACATGGCAACAGGTCTTGGAAGTGAGATGAGACTCATTAAAAACATTAAACCAGAGATGGTTCCGTTTAACAATATATTTATGAAATATGCTTCAAGTATTAAACCAAAGGAAATACCAATCGATTGGAGCACGGATTTAGATAGATGATCAAAATTATAGACATATTAACAAACGTAATTAACGAACAGAAAAGATTTCAATTTGATCCTGAGACTTAT